AGGATTCATTACACCACCTTATACTGTTTATTCCACTTACCAATATTTACATCAACATAGTAGGCGGTATCAAAGTAATCGGTCATGGCATCGGAACGGTCATAGTAGTCAGCAGAATACATGGCAGGGATTGCTTCGGATAGAAATTCTTTGGACTTACCTGTGAAATGGTCTTGATACCAATACGGATTGACCTGTATACCAAACTTGGCATCGGCGCCGTATTCTTTAGCGAAATCAATCTTACCTTCGGTGATTGTCAGGCGAATCGTCATATGATTGCGAACGGATAGCGAGCCCTTGATACCATACTTTTTGAGAATGGGTTTTAGATTAGCGGCGATTTTTGCTTTCTTTTCTTGGTTCATATAAGCCATAGTATATCTCCTTCATTGATTATTGAAAATCCAGTATACCATAGAACCGAGGGTCTGTCAAGGGGTGGTGTTGTATGGAAGCAACAGGTTGTGAGTGGTCACTTACATAATTAAATGGCCGGGAGAGTGTCCCGGCCTTACTTGGATTATTTTATTTGCGACCAGATTTTTTGTTTAATCTGTGCGGTTAAACTATCTGGCAGAGGTACATAATCTAAATCTAATGCATCTTTCTTACCATTCCGAAAGGCCCAATCAAAAAACTTTAATACCTCTTGACTGGCTTTCTTATCGGCAGGATCTTTATACATGATAATAAAGGATGCGGTGGAGATAGGCCAAGTATTATCTCCCTTTTGGTCTACTATCGATAATCCCATACCTGGTACAGAGAACCAATCGGCACCTGCAGCAGCGGCAGCAAAGGTTAAATCATCGGGATGGACATACTTACCATTCTTATTCTGTAGTTGCATATAGGTCAGTTTATTCTTTTTAACATAGGCATATTCAACATAACCAATGGAGAATTGTACTCGAGCGACATTAGCGGCAACACCTTCATTCCCTTTACCACCTACGGATGATGCGGCGGGCCACTTGACAGCAGCACCACGACCAACTTTTGTTTCCCACTCTTTAGATACGGCGGCAAGGTAATCAGTAAAGTTAAAGGTTGTACCAGACCCATCAGCACGATGGACTACTGTAATGTTTTCACTTGGTAGTTTTTTACCTGGATTGATAGATTGGAGTTTAGAATCATTCCATTTTGTAATTGTTCCCATGAATACTTCTGCAAGGACTGGACCTGTAATGCGAAGCTCACCTGGTTTAAATCCTGGCAGGTTTACAATTGGCACGGTGCCGCCAATGATGGCAGGGAATTGCACCTGACCATTCTTATCTAAATCTTCACCTTTGACTGGTGCATCGGTTGCACCAAAGGTTACGGTCTTTGCATTGATTTGGCGTATACCACCAGATGAGCCAATGGACTGATAATTAAGACCGATATTTGTTTCTTTCTTGTAACCTTCAGCCCACTTAGAATAGATTGGGTATGGAAATGTAGCGCCTGCACCTGTAATTTCGGCTGCGGTAGCCGATACTGTAGCTGATGCTAGGACTATGGCAAAAATTTTTTTTAACATGCGAGCTCCTTTCATTGTGTGTCGCAAAAATATTTAGAGCCTTGGAAATGAATTTTGTGTGAATTTTTTGTTACAGTCTAGTTCTTCCCTGCAAGATAGCCTGATATAATCCCGACCACTCCTGTAATTGCCATTTTTAATAATTCAATTACACTTTCATCAGGTGGTCGACCTGCCTCTATTGCTGTGTAAAAATCAGCACCTATAATAAATGTTAGGAGGAAAACTAACCCTCCTGTAAGCAGTATCAGTACCTTGTCTTTTGGTGTCATTCTTCTTTTTCTAGTTTAGCAATATATCTGTTCATCATATGATCGAATATACCAATGAATTTCTGGCCTTTTTGACGGGCTTTAATTCTACTTCTAATCATATCTTTGATTCTTTGCCAGCTTGTAAGATTTCTAAACTCACCATGGAAATTCATATACTTGTGTATACCGTGATGCCTGTAACCCATTATACATGGAGGAACTTTGGTCACATCATCACAATTATTTTGTACTCTGTAGTGCGTGACATTTAGGCCGTTTACAAATTGTTTTGTTCCTACACGGGGACTACCAAATGTAATCAATGCGAGTACCTTGCTCTGAATTCTACTTGAGGCAATTGTTGCCATCGCAGCGCCTAGACTATGGCCTGTAACATATAGGCGGTCTATTTGCTCAATCGATTTTTCAATTGAAGGCCAAATTTTATCTAATTCTCCTTTGAAACCACGATGAACATTGGCGCCACTTGATTCTGTTTTCATTCGAGCCTTGAGGTCAGCAAGTGCATCTCTCTTTGATTCTGTGCCACGAAAACTGAGCACATATTCGTTTGCATTTTTTAGGAGATAACCTTGAGCATCTTTTATGTCAAAGAATTCTACAATTTCATAGCCTTGCTCTTTAAATTTTGGCCGAGAATCTTTAGGATTATCATAAGTTACTGCTGCAATTTTAGCAAATTTAAGTAGTTCTTTTCGTTCCATTTTTTATTCCTTATTTTAAAAATACATCATTCACTTGACGGTTGACTCTTATAAATGTGGTACACTTGGGCAATCGCTTGAGGCAGGAGGCACCAACATAGGTACAGGTTGAGCGTAGACCGCCAAGCAAATCTTGTATTGTATGCTTCACGGCACCACGATATGGTATTTCTACGGTACGACCTTCAGATGATCTATACTCTGCTACACCGCCATGGTGTTTTTCCATTGCAGTATCGGAGCTCATGCCATAGAATGTTACTTTGTTATCTTGTATTTCACCACCGCCTTCATCATGGCCTGCCAGCATACCACCAAGCATTACAAAGTCAGCACCACCACCAAATGCCTTGGCTACATCACCAGGACAGGTACAACCACCATCTGCAATTATATGAGCACCAAGGCCATGTGCCGCATCAGCACATTCAATAATGGCCGATAATTGAGGATAACCTACGCCTGTTTGTATGCGAGTGGTACATACAGAACCTGGCCCAATGCCTACTTTGACAATATCGGCACCACGCAATACCAATTCTTGTGTCATATCGGCGGTCACTACATTACCAGCAATAATTGTTTTATTTGTAAACTCTTTGCGTACCTTTTCAACGAAATCACCAAAGTGTTCACTATAACCATTGGCAATATCAATACAAATAAAAGAAATATCTGGATTGTTTTGTAGTATAATACCAAGCTTGGCAAATTCCATTTCACTGGTGCCTGTAGATACAGCAAAGGTATCATTGTACATGATATTCTCTGAACCAGCACGATGCTCTGCTACAGTATAACCTTTCTTTAATACTGTGAACAAGCGTAATGAGCTGAGAGCTTTTGCCATTTCAAATGTGCCTACGCCATCCATATTTGAGGCCATAATTGGTACACCAGACCATGTTTGACCTGAGTGCTTAAAATGATATTGTCTTTCAAGGTCAACCTCTTTGCGGCTACTTAATGTAGACCGCTTTGGTCGTATCAATACATCACGAAAATCTAATTTAATATCTTCTTCAATTCGCATTTTCTAATAATGTCCTCTCTTGTATATCCCAATAATTCTGTACCGCCTTCTTAGCAAACTCTAATGAAACAAATCGACCAAGGTAGTTTTCAGAATTAGCTACTATAATAATGGCCAGATAGATTTTTGTATGAGCTATCTTATGTGTTTGGCCTACGATACAACCATCATTCGTTCTGTAATAATGGTGTGTATCGTTGTCGTTATCTTTCCAATCAAAGGTCGTCATTTTTTGGTGGTTTCAATAGTATAGGGATTGGTGGTTTCTTTAATGCTTCAGCACAGGCTTCTTCAAGCGTCTGTAGTATCCGAGCTTTTCTCTTATTTGGATACCGATAAGTTTCAGGATTCATCCAATCTGGCAACGGTTCTTCATCTGGTTCACCCCAATGGTTTTTCATTTTTCTGAATACTTTCTTTCAGCCTCAAGATATTTGTTCAATAGGAGAGGAGAATGTTGAGGTAAGGTTTCTGGTTGTGGTTGCTCACGCTTTGATTTTTCCATTTCATATACACGATTACGAATTTCTGTAGATGAATACGGATGCTTTCGATCATGGTAATATAATTCAATACCAGATTCGATGCATAGTTTTTTACCTGTAAAATCTTTTACTTTGTATTCATCACCTAAAAAACGAATATGAATATCTTGTGTCATCAATAGGTTTAATAGGTCTTGCTCAGTTTCATAAATGAGAATTTCATCTATGTATTTACAACCCTGTAACTGAACATATCGCTCATAGGCAGATTGTACTGGTCTATTCTTTACACCAGGCCTATCAATGGTTGGGTCAATCTGTAGACCAACCTTCAAATAATCACACAATTCTTTTTCTTTTTTTAGCATAGTGACATGACCAGCGTGTAACATATCCCATGCAGAACAATTAAATCCAATTTTCATCTAAAACACCTTTGCAATAAGAATACCACCAATAATACCAATACCTGTAATAAACAATAATGTTATACCAATTAATACAAGTGTAGCAACTATAAAATTAAGGATTCGCACCTAGCACCTCCATAACATGATAAAGGTCTTTATATTCTAATATATCGTTGGACATGCTATAAATTGATTTGCGTATTCTTTCAATATCAACCGACAACAATGGCACCACATAGGTACGAATAAAGAAGATTGCTGCATCACCAAGTGGCACGGTTACTTGTCGCTCTGTTCGATACCACATATCTTCTAATTTCTCATTAGTCCATGGTTTCTTGATAGATTGATGCCGATTGAGGTCTGGCGAATTTGCAATTGTCCATACTGAGCGAACATATGGCCCTTTTTGTGTAATCATTGTTGCAATACTATCAGAGGCTTTCATTATCATTTCATTGTCAGCAACAGGTTCATGTATCTCAGTAAAACTTTTATTGATCTTTGTGGAAGGAGCCCAACCAGAAGGAAAACATACTGATGCCATTTGTACGGACAATTGGCCGTTTATATTAGGCGCCCATACAACAAAATCTTCTTGGTATTTGAGTACAGCTTCTTTCATCGTATAACATTGTAAATATGTCAGCACTTTATTTCGTAAGTGAACATTCCAATTGTTGCCATACATTTCTCTGATGGTTACTCTTTTCTTTTCACTAATATAGTAGTCATAATCTTTGTCTTGGTAAGTAATTGGTTCATTTTCACCAAGTGGCCGCATATTAGGCCGCATACGATACGGCACATCAATTTCAAACGGCATTAACATCACTCAACCTCTTGTTTGATAGTTCTAAAATCGACCTCATATGGCACACCAGATACACGCACTTTCGTTTCTTGTGGTTTGTATCTCAATAATTCATTTTCTAATTGTGTAACTTTACTACGCAATTCTTTCAATTCACCAGGATAAGCTTCGACCTCATTGTTCATTGTAGAACCCTTTCTTCTGGTATTAAATGTTTTCTATCTGCTACTGATCGAACCAATTTGTAAAAATCATCTTCACATTTAACTCCTTCATTCATACGAACCAAGCGAGCTAATATCATACCAGACAATTGCATTGGTGTAATATTGTTATCGATAACTTGTTTCATTAGAAAATCATCAATCTCATAACTAATCTTTACTACTTCTTCATCTGTAACCATTTCTGATACAACCTTTCTTCCATTTGATATGCTTCTTTTTCCCATGGCCGTTTATGATACGGCACCGAATCATGGTCTAGTTTGCGTGACAACCATCTTGTGCCTCGCTCGTCTATCTCACCATATGCATATTGTTTTACATGAACCATTTCGTGAGCAATCGTTTTAAGTGTTTGTTTCTCTGACATGCCATGTAAAATCTCTAATATGAACTCTCTTGGTACGCCTTTAGTATTATGGCCATCAACTTCGGTAAAACCACATACAGGCAGTTTGCGAATAAACTTTAGATTTATAATTATATGATTTTTTAACTGAGGTGTCAATAACTGTGTAGCAAAATACTCTATGGCTGATGCTTGAGTTTTTGTGTATTTGCCTTGAAGTATCATCGTGTATTTTTTGGTTTAGGTAGTGATGGCAGTGATTTCCAATATTCAATCCATTTTTCTTGCTCGTTGTTTCGTATTATTTCATTATTAAGTGCTTGTCGTGTTTCGTTTGTTGCTTCTACAATCTTATCAAAACGCAAATCTTGTTCAGTCATTCTCTTATTGATGCCAGCAAGGTTTTGATCCATGATAAGGATTCGCTCTTTGAAATAATCTACATCATGGCCACGGGACCAGGCAATGCCAAGTAGGACAATAATTACACCAATGAAAATAAAAATTAAGCAAAATATAACCTCTAATTTATCTTTATCGGTAAGATTTCGCCAAATGGCAAATATTTTACTCATATAACATTATTATAACACAGGTAATTGTTTATTGAGGCAAACATTAAAAGGTAAGATTGTCATTTCTAAGGCTTGGCCTATGAGCAGGTTTGCCTTCTTCATTTACATGATCTCTGCCTTTAATTGTGGTAACTTTGGTACCATTATCTTCATCATAAGCACACAAATCAAATTGTACAACAGGAAACAAATCAGTTCTCATTATAATATCCAATGGTCCCGTTAAACCATATTTGATTACATATGCTAAAAGATTTTTTGCTGATTGTGGGTCTATTGAGTATGCATGAGCACGGCATATGAAATGATAATTTGGTCCTTCTGATGCATGGGGTGGCGTTGGATATACAGGCCAACCCAACTTAGCTTGCTCACGACCACCAAGATAACATAATGTTCCTATAGTTGCGTGTTCTAAAAATGGTTTTACCATTATCGCATCATGCTCTAATACAACCAATGGTTTATCTTGTTGAATACATTTAGCCCATAAACTAATGTGCGACAATGCACAAGCAACTTCACCTTTGGTCATATAATGATCCATAATTTTAATTAAATCCATCACTATATTATGGTGTGAAGGTGTAATTATTGTGTCACCAGTACCATCATAAGCATCCCAGAAATCATATGGCATTCCAACTTTACGACATGATGCTGCACACTCTGAGGCTTTTTGTTCAGATACTTCGTGACCTTTTACACGGATGATATAGGCTTTGTCAACTTTTTGATTGTAAGAATAGAATAAAGATTTCATAATATATCTTTCACAATAAATGATTAAAGGTCAACTACTTGTTCAGCATCTAATTCTTGGATGAAGTTAATGAAAAGACAGGCATCATCCTCATCGTTAAAATATCGGATAATTGCCTGTCCTGTGTATTGCGAAATAACTGTAATTAAAAAATTACATTCATCAAAAATAGAAAATTTGATAATCCAGCCGTTTCTTGCGACTGGATACCAAGATTTAGTTTTTTCCGCTATTTGCGAAAATTTCTTTGATGGTGCCTGTTTTGATGAATTCTTTTGCATATTCGGTGACCTGTGAGTTGGCTTCAGCAGCCTTCACCGTATATGTATAAAAGGTTTTTCCTGTGATTTCGTTGAAGAACTTTAAGCTCTCATTAAAAAGAGTATTACCAAAGTCAACTGTGGATATAGCAACATCTTTGGATTTGTTTATTGCAAAAGCAAAATCATTGGTTTTTGGAAAGTCAAACATTTATTTCTCCTTGGTTAAGCGAGTGGTTTATTCCATGAATCTTCTGGTTTTTCTGTAAAATTCAGCACGCTTTTGTTGTGCTTCTATTATACATTCCCAAAATATACAGAGGAAAGATTTAAGTTTCAATAACATTAGTAACCTCCTTAAGCGTTACTCAGTTATTTAGTATAATTATACTGCAACGCAACATAATAATGAGGCAAATGTGCTAAATTTTTACCTGGTGATTGCAGGTTTATACCTGCCAGGCTCATAAGTATTGGTGTTCCGCTTTGATAATAAAGCTAAGGCTTTACCAGGTGGTCCTTCCGAATCCTACAAGACACCCACTCATTATAGTATGAATCATGCATTAGAGCATGACGACTGAATATCTCCCAAGTTTCCCAATAAGAACACTCACTCCGAGTTTTACAGAGGTGTAATATCTCTCTGACATACTGGTCTTTTCCATTTTCTTTTACTTCTTCTTGTAGTTTCTTATTGCTACCCCAATAGAACATCCAATCACTTGAAACCCGTGATCGTTTCTTTTTGCCTTTGACCTGCTTGGTTTTGGATTTGGTAAAGAATTTCTTACCAATGTATTTGCGACCTGTTTTTAGGTGCGTAATCATATAGACGAAACCAAAGGCCTCGCCTATATGTTCTTCTGTAAATTCATCTGTTGTATTAAGAAAAAACCAACTCATTCATCCTCATCCTCAATAGTGTCCATACCTTCTAGTATGTATTCGCCGCAGAATGGACAGTTTTGAGGATCGGATTCGGTTTGTTCTTCGTTATATTTGAGTGTGAATTCAGAACTACACTCATCGCATATATGGTGTAGTGATGCCATTAGTTACACCATGATTGTTTAGCTTCACCAAAGTATTCACGAGCAAAGCCGTTTTGAATAAGCATGGTGCGTAGTGATTGACCATTGAGAATTATATCACCTAAAACTCTACCACCAAACTTGTCCCAAGAATACAATACCATTTGACGAGTTTGTGATTGTGCAACTGCATTTTTAGTAAATTCTGATGCGGCTTTACCACGAGCATCTTCTGAAGGACATTGAGCTCTATGACCTTTTTCTGGAGTATCTACACCATAGATACGAACCGCTAATTCTGGTTTCAATGGTTGTGGTAAAAATGGTGCAGCAATTACAACCGTATCACCATCAGATACACGGAGAATCTGTGCTTCATATACCATACCTTTTGGAGTTTTCTGTGCATATGCTGGTACCGAAATGGCAATCAGCAAAGATATAAAAATATACAATTTCATACAAGAGCCTCTTTAAATTGTTTTGTTGAATTTTCCCATGTCCATATTCTAGATGAACGATATACCTCACCACGATTTATTTGATAACACGCAGTCACCGAATGTTGTAAATTATCACTATACATTCCATTATACATTGGTTGTATTGCTTCTAATGGTCCAGGTTCTATGTATGATGCCACCGGAGTACCACATGCGATTGCTTCTAGGATGACAATGCCAAATGTATCTGCTTTCGAAGGAAATACAAACACTTCAGCGTTTGCTACCCATTCTGCTAACTCTGCACCTTGTTTTACACCAAGAAACTTTACTTCAGGATATTTTTCTTTAAGTGTATTCAGATATGGGCCATCACCAATCAATACTTTATTGCCTTTTAATTGGCAAAAATCATCTAAACCTTTTTCTTTTGATACACGGCTTACGCAAACAATGTAATCGCCTGGTTTTGTTCTGCGTTTTGGATTAAAAATCTCAGTATCAACTCCTCTGGTCCAAACTTTAAGGTTCTTAAACTTTTTATTTTCTAATTCTTTTTTTAGACCTTCGGTTGGCACCAATACTTTTTCAGAATCACGATGAAACCATCTTAAATATTTGTATGTAAGACCTTGTGGTAATCCATATATTTTTTTTAGAAATTCAGGGAATTTAGTATGGTAAGAAGTATTGTACCGTATATTGTGACGGTTACAATAAAATCTAGCGAACAAACCAATAGGACCCTCTGTGGCGATGTGTATATGATTTGGAGATATTTCTGCAATCTTTTGACCGATTTTCCAAGGAAGCGAAAGTTTAACTTCATTGTAGCCTGGGCAAGCAAAATGTAGGAACTGCCTG